ACAAAATGGTGCTGGCGGTTTGTGTAATAGTAAGCGACGTTGGTGTCTAATTTGTAAGCGTTGACGGCTGAAGTATTTGCAACAAGCATGGGCAAAATCACCGCTTCGCTTGTGTTGATAATCTCGTTTAGGTAAGCGTCATTATATAGGGACGAGCTCACGCCTAGCACCGCGCGAAGCTGTGCAGCTGTGACAATGCTAGGCATGAGCCGTCCTTTCGTTCTGCTGGCCTACGTTCGGGAGCGAGCGCAGGCCATGATTAGTTTGTCTATTAAGACTTATTCACGCCAAATGCGCCAGCGGCAATCTTTGTCGCTACTGCACCGAATGAATAGACGCCGACTGTGATTGAGCCGTCAGCTGTTGACTCTGCGCGTAGTTGGTAAGAAGTTCCCTCGTACCATGTATATGCGTCAGGGTTGATGATCATGATTGAGTCATCTGTGTCAGTTGTTGCCGCTGTGTTAGCGGTTACGTATAAGTCAAGTCCAGCAACGCGTCCGCGAAGACTTGTTGGTGTAGCTGAACCAGGCTGATTGCTTGGCTGTGACACTTCGTTGTAGATAGGGCGTCCGCTGTCGTTTAGTGACATGAGGTTTGACCATTGTGAAGTGTTNACCAAGATATTGCGTGCAAATGGATTTGCAAGACCAGCGGTTGCGCCATAGACGGAAGCTGCACCGCGACCAATAAACGCAAGAAGCTCTGCGGCTGTTGGATAGGTTGAGATACCTGTTGCGTCAGCTGTTGCGCCTGCTACAAGCTGCGCGTTGACATAGGCGTCTTGCGCCTTAGCCATGGCAGCTGTCATGTTACGGAGAAGCTCGTCATAGAACAAAGGGCTAGTCCTCGTCAAAAGCTCCACGCTGAATTTTTGCTGTCCAGCAAATTTTTTGACGTCCACGCTCAGAAACGCGCTGTTTTGGTCGGTATCTGAAAAGATTGCGTCTTCCGCTGCGACTGCAACGGTTGGCATTGCTGTTATCTTTGGAATTTCGAAAGTCATTCCCGCGTCAGGCAATGCACCGCGAGAGATCGCGTCAATGCTTGGACGGATTGTTGTTCCGAGTCCGTTGATAACTTCTGAAAGCTGGCGAGTTGGTACAAGACCAGCATTGTCGGTTGTGTTGTCCGCAGCTAGAACGTACTGACGAGCGTTCTCGTCACCCATTGAAGCTTTGATTTTGTTTTCTAGGTACTTGACCGCTGTTAGTTCAATGCGAGGGGTTGCTTTGAAGCCCCCGACTGAAGTTGCGGCTGCGGTGATTGACTGAGCAGCTTCGACCGTCTCTGCGGTTGAAGCGTCCTTGACGGTGTCTTCCACTTCGTCTCCTTCTGTTGGTTGAGGTGTTTCTTCTGCGTCTGCGGGTGCAGGCGTAGAATTTTCGTCTTCTGTTGCAGCTACTTCGCTGACGCGAGCTGATCGAATTGCAGGCTCTGAAGTCAAAGCAACGGCGGTGAGCTCGCCCGCAAGAATTCTGACTGTGCCGTCTTTGAGTGTTTCGTATTCGTCAAATGAAACTTCAACGCTAAAACCGTCGCGCAATCCTTCGGCAGCTTCGACAAGTGCGTCATTGCCTGCGGTTGTTGCCGCGATTTTAAAAGTAGCCGTGATGTTTTCGTCAGTCTGTTCCATGCTCAAAGTTTTTCCGATACGACGTGAGCGATCATGTTCAAGGTTAAGCAAGACTGGCGCTGCTTCAATCGAATTCTTTGCAAATTGCACTTTGCCGATTGACGCGTTTCCAGTTTCCTCAAATGTGACAATCGTGCCGCTTATTGTTCGTTCGTTTGAGTCGGTCGCGGTGATTGTCATTGGTGTGAGCACTTTTTTCATAGCAGCATGTCTTCTTCCTCGCGTATTTCCTCGACCGACATTGCGCCGATACGATTTAAGATTTCATAAACTTGCGCGCGCTCGTAAGGATTGCCACGCAAGAAGTCGTCAAGATCAAACTTCACTTCTTGTCCAGCTGGAACAAAATCCGCAAAGCTCATGCGCTGTTCAATCTGTGACATGTAATTTCTAAAAGCAAAGTCAACGAGATCGCGCCTTTTGTCCAAAGCGTTTGAGTAAGTGAATGTGCTTTGTTGCGCGTCAACGAAATACGCTGGCAAACCGCAAGCACGGGCAAGTTCAAGCGCAACGTAATTGCGCGCTTCATTAAGTTGAATTGACTTTGGGTCATAGCCCAAGGTTTCGAGTGTTACGTCCGCGTTTAGAAAAGCCGTTGATTTGTTTGCGCGAGCTGTACGCCAAGAAGATAAAAGTTTTGCAACGCGATCAGCTGGGAGCGAAGTTCCATTTGATTTTAAAACCATTTGTGGGATTGGCTCTACTGCGAAGTTCATTGCTGCGCGTTCAAGTGCAACCGCGGCTTTGATTGTGCGGCCTGCGCGTTGCAATAATCCTTCACCGTCGCCAGCAAACACAACCAAATTGTTTGGGTCAACGTAAGAGCCGTCAATTTGGTAAGCGGTGATTTCATAACCAAGCGCATCAATTTGTACCGTGACGCGTTCAGGTGCGACGCGTTCCATTGCGCGAATTCTTCCCGTGTCAGCGTATCTATCCATGACCAACGCATAAGCTGACGGGTGCATGATCAGGTCTGAAATAATCCAGCTCCAAAATACACTTCCAGCGATACGTGGGTCGGGTTGATTTATGACCCGAGGCGCTTGAACCTTCTCGCCTGTCGCTACATTGCGCACGTGCATGGGCAATGAAGCAATAGTCTGAAGTATCCCGACGGAGCGCGCGATCGCAGGCACGCTGATCGCTTCCCCACGTGTCGCGGAAGTTATGCCAGCAAAGAAGAATGGCGAAGTTTCTGAATAATACGGCGCAAGAGAAGCTTCAACGTCGAGGGGACGTTGAGCAGCTTCGACTTTCGGAAAAAGTACGCTTCGAATTCCCATGCCGCAATTTTATGGGCGGCAATACCTTCAACCCACCATGATGTCAAGGTCTGACTCTGGGCGTGTCGCAAAGTGTGTTACGAGAGCTGTGGCCACGCTCGCGCAAACCGCCGATTGTGACGCCCTTCGACCTATAACCCACCCGCCGTCGCCTCGGCGTAGCTGTACGGCTGAAAGCATTTGAGCTGTGAGTTCCTTGTTCGGCCTGTGATGAAGACGCCCCGAGTTAATCGCTCCGAGCATTTCGTCGCAAGCTTGTGGGTAAGCCCCGTCCATGTCGAAGATTGGAATTCCAGCTGGAACAAGTCGAGCAGCTACCGCGCCGCTAGTTCGTCGGCTGTAAAGAAGATATTCAAGCGGATACTTTCGAGCGTAAGGTGCGAGGTCATTAGCTATCGCCTTGTCGTCGAGCTGAACGTCATTGCTCCAAGTGTGAAGAAGCTTGACGCCAAATTCTTCGTCGCTGCCAATTTTTTGAGCTCCAACAAGCGCGGCAAATTTACGGTCAGGCGATAAATCAAGGCCAAGCCAAGTCAGCTTTTCAGGGTCGAGGTCAAAGTCTTCGTCGGCGCAAGCTGCCCACTCATTTGAGCCAACGCAGCTTTGAATTGACTGAACCCAGCGGCACAATACCTCGGTCATGACAACGTCGTGCGGGTCATTCAAAACGGCCTTGATGTTGTCAATGTTTATCGTGTGGCCAATAGCTGGATTGGCCGCAAGCCAATTCTTTTCGTCGTGTACGTCGTCGGTCGGTGCGCTCCATTCAAAATAGCCAATATCGTCAGCACCGCCAGCGATCGAAGCCAAAGCGCGATCGCGAAAAGAATTGAGGACGACTGACGTTGCGTCGCCTGCGTTTGTGTAGCTAATAATTTGAGGATTTTTGGCGGCCATGAGCGTGTAACGCAACGAAGCAAAACTTTCGAGGTCGTTCATCTCGCGAAGTTCGTCAAGGTGAATAGTCTCAGGCTTGGAAACGCCGCGAGCAGCTGAGCCGCCAGCTTTGACAATGAACCGAGTCCCATGAACGGTTTCAATTTCCTCGCTGCCGTGAGTCCAACGAATTCGCTTGACTTGCTTGGCCAAGTGGTCTTGTCCCTCAATGACCGAAACAAGCTGCCGAAATTGTTCCAGCGAGGTCGAAAGTCGATGAGCTGAGCCGATTTGCAAGCTCTCATTCCATAGGAAAAGACCGCCGAGAATTCTAAGCTGCATTAAAAAACTTTTGCCGTTTTGACGGGCTACGGTACAGACCGCCACGGGGGTCGCCCACCTGCCGTCGGGCTTTACCTTGTGAGCGTGTTCCAAGAAGAATTTTTGCCAAGGCATGAGCTCGATCGAAAGACTTTGAGCTAAATCGACCAGTTCAAGCCCGCGTGAAGGCAAATCATTCAAAGGCGTGTGAATTCTAGGCGTTGGAGAGCCAAAAAGCGGTTCTGTGTCTCTACCCAAAACCGATAGCAGCCGATTTGAGACGTTATCAACCCCTTCGAGTCCCTTTGAGTCTCCTGCGTGGCTAGTCATGGCTTATTGACCCGTTTTGGGGGGTAAAACCAACAGGGAGAGTCAGGGGTGTTCCCGTGCTATTAAAAAA